AAAAGAATACACGTTAAAGAAGCATCGCAAGTTATGTTATATGGTGACACACCAGAAGACATGAATGCTATTGCACAGATTTTTAAAAATGCAGGAGTAACTCCTCCAGCGCCAGTTGAAGGGCCTAAGCCAGAAGCAGAAGAAGTTTCAGCAACTGAAGAAGTACCAGGCAAAGCAACAACAACTCCTAATCCAACATACAAAGACACAAAGTACATGACAAAAGATTTGTCAGGCGGTGCAAACGGTCCTAAAAAAATGTACAAAAAAGAATACCCTGGAGACAATCCAATGGCAGTAGAACAAGAAGATGTTACACCTTCAATAAAAGAAGAACTACAAAAAGCCTACCAGGACTTCAAAAAAAAAGACTAGAACGTAAACTTACCAAACCAGAAAAGAAAAAAGCAGACTTCTACAAGAAAAAGTTTGACAAAAAAGGTCTGAAAAAAGACTTTAAGAAACGTTATGGCAATGACGCCGATGCTGTAATGTATGGTACCATTAATAAAATGGCAAAGAAGAACGCTTAATCACAAATAATTTACACCCCCCTTTTACCCTATAAGTACATTATATGACTGAAGTAAATGCAGAAATAATAAAGCCATTTGGGCCATCAATATTGAAAGTCAAAATACCAAAACAAATTGTTGATGATCTAAATCAATATGTAGACAATACTATTGCAGATAAAACAAAAGCAAATCAATTAGATTATGGCAACCAACTTATAGGTGACGTGACACAGGAATTTAAACTAGAAGAAGATTTTATGAAACAGGTAGGTTGGCTTGGATTTCTTGGAAATTGTACATCAAATTGGATACAAAATGTGACTGGAAATAAAATAAAAAATTTTTCTATCATGGACTCATGGATTGTTAGACAATTTAAAAATGAATACAATCCAATACATTATCACACAGGACACATATCAGGAGCAGGTTTTTTAAAAGTACCAACATCCTTAGGTACCCACGTGCAAGGAAAAGAAAAGGAAGAAAAGGATTATTTTGGAGGAACATTAAATTTAGTTCATGGTCAAAAGTCCTTTTTGTCTGAATCAGTGTTTTCAATTAAACCTGAAGTAGGAGATTTTTATTTTTTTCCACACTATTTGATGCACACTGTATATCCATTTAAGGATACCTCTGAAGAAAGAAGATCGATCTCTTTCAATGCTGTCGTAGATAAAGAAATTTTTGAAATGCTTTAAAAAGCAAGATAAGTACAATATATGAGTAATAAAAGTTTAGACGGTGTATTAACTAAAAAAGCACACCAACGTGAAAGATTTACAGAGGAGCAGATAGCGGACCTTGCCTCTTGTTCAGATCCTAAAACAGGATTTGAATACTTTGCAAGAAAGTTTTTCTTTATTCAACACCCTGTTGAAGGCAAAATGTTATTCAAAGCATTTGAATATCAAAAAAATTTATTATACAGTTATCATAATCATAGATTCAACATCAATATGTTACCTAGACAAAGTGGTAAGACAACCACTGCGGCTTGTTACCTATTATGGTTTGCTATGTTCCATCCTGATCAAACTATATTAATTGCGGCACACAAATACACAGGTGCACAAGAAATTATGCAACGTATTAGATACGGTTATGAACTTTGTCCTGACTTTGTACGAGCAGGTGTTGTAAACTACAACAAAGGATCAATGGAATTTGAAAACGGCTCACGTATTGTAAGTGCAACCACAACTGGAAATACAGGTAGAGGTATGTCGATATCTTTACTATACTGTGATGAGTTTGCGTTTGTTAATCCAGGAATAGCACAGGAGTTTTGGACTTCTATTTCACCTACACTTGCAACAGGTGGTAGAGCAATTATTACATCTACACCTAACTCTGATGAAGATGTATTTGCAACAATATGGAGAGAAAGTCAAAACAAATTTGATGAACATGGTAATGAACAAGAATTAGGTATAAATGGTTTCCATGGTTTTACTGCCGCTTGGGACGAACATCCTGATCGAGATGAAGAATGGAAGAAACAAGAACTTGGACGTATAGGCGAAGAAAGATTCAGACGTGAGTATGGTTGTGAGTTTTTAGTATTTGACGAAACATTAGTAAACAGTATGGTACTTTCAACTTTAGAAGGTATCGAACCGCAACTTAACATGGGACAAACTAGATGGTATAAAAAAATGGATCCACAAAAAACGTATGTGGTTGCCTTAGACCCTGCTATGGGTACTGGTGGTGACAATGCCGCAATTGAAGTTTTAGAATTGCCTACATTTGAACAAGTTGCTGAATGGAAACATAACACAACACCTGTCCCACAGCAAGTAAGAATACTTAAAGATATTTGCAATCACATAAAAGATGAAACAAAAAGTTCAGGTTCAAACATTTATTGGAGTGTTGAGAACAACACTATTGGAGAGTCAGCACTGTTAGTCATAAACGACTTTGGTGAAGACCAAATACCAGGAATGTTCGTAAGTGAACCAATTAGAAAAGGTCACATTAGAAAGTTTAGAAAAGGGTTTAACACCACACACAAAACAAAAATTAGTGCCTGTTCAAGACTCAAAAATATGATTGAAAAAGGCAAGTTAAAAATATACAGCAAACCACTCATAAGTGAATTGAAAGCATTTGTGGCATCAGGTTCATCATACAAAGCCAAATCAGGAGAACATGATGATCTAGTGAGTGCTATGCTGTTGGCAATGCGTATAATTGCTGTATTAAAGGATTGGGATCCTAAAGTGTACACATCATTCAGTCAAGCAGACGAAGACACTGCTGACAAGGTAATGCCAATGCCTATCTTTGTGAGCCATTAACAGATAAATACCTTATATGAACCTTAGTATTATAGCAAAAGACCTTTTTAATAAGATCAGAGGACAATTTCCTTCGGTACAGTTAGGTGATTCTCAGGGCACAATTACTAAAAAACCCGAGGATGCAAGGTTTTTTGACTTCGATTTTAACAGTGGTGGAAACACGCTTGGAAAGGTAAGTATTAGTATAAGTGAAGATGAAGGTCTTGTAATATTGCATAACAAAGACTTCACAGAAGGCACAGACGAGGCAGTAAAAAATGATTGGTACAGTTTTTTAAAAGAAATGGGCCAATTTGCAAAAGCAAGAGTGCTTGGGTTTGATACTAGAGATATTACAAAAAGCAATCTTGAAAAAAGAGATTACGAATTTTTAGGACAAGAAAAAGAGGTAGCACAGGTGAGTGAATCAAATTTATACGGAACAACAAAAACAAGTTTTCAATCTGTAGGTGAAGCACGTTTAGTTATTAAGCATTCAGCACCAGTAGACCAAACAGTTGCAGGTGGCAGATCTCACAAAATAGAATCTATCTTTATTGAATCAAGTGCAGGCGAAAGATTCAAATATCCAATTAAACATTTAAATGGTGCAAGAGCGATGGCACGTCACGTGTCGGAAGGTGGAAATCCATTTGATTCATTTGGCAAACACATAGTTGGTTTATCAGAAGAATTAAGCAAATTAAGATCATTCAAAACTTACATGAACAGATCCAATGTAATGGCAGAAGGTTTAAAAGAATATCAATCAATTGTGGATGAAAGAATTGAAACAATCAAAACTGAATGTCAAAAATTACAAAGAGCAACTGCTTACAAAGAAACATTTGAAAATTTCCAAGAGTCAACATTAGAAGAAGTTCCAGAAGATATCAAAAAGAATTGGATAGACGAATTAACAATCAAAACATTCAAAGAAGAATTACAAGATGTATTTCCATACATCTACAAATTAATTTCTGAAAAAACTGCTGTACAATCACTAGACCCAGAATCTTTTGAAGCACATGGCTATCAAGGTGGAACTGAACCTAGAAAATATGAATATGATTTAGCAGGAGACTATGAACCTGAAAAAGCAGTAACAGATAAAGATGCAATGGATGTAAAAGAACTATTGAACAAAGCAGGCATAGAAGCAGATGTACAACCAAACGAAATGCGTTATCAAGGAATTGTGATTCACACAGATGCTCCAAGAGATGCAGTAGAAAAAGTTTTAGGTGGCATGATAGAAACTTTGAACACATCAGATTCATTTAATGAATTCGAAGATGCAATGGAATCTATCATTTCAGATGACAATGAATTATTTTCAAATGATCCAGAAGAAAAAGATCAAGCAATTAAAAGATTGAATGCATTAATGGCTAAACATTTTCCTGTAGGTGTTAACGGCACAAACGGTATTGAAAGTCTAGCAGGTATAATTGATGATGAAGAATTTAATGATTCTATCAGAAATGCAAGTAAAGAAAACAGCGATGCTTGTTTACGTCCAATGATTATGGATTATGTGATGAAAAGAGATCCTCAAGTGGCAACAAAATTAGACACAGGTGACATGAACAATGAACCTGAAAAAGAAGGTACTGTAAAAGAAATGGGTGATGCTGAAACGGAAATATCAGATGGTATTTTTGTTGTGCAACGTGGTGATAATGCAGATGGCGTTTCTGATGAAGACCCTTATGTGATAGGCGAACTTTATGCTGACCCGGAACTTTCAGCCGAGGACATACAAAAAACACTTAAAGATTATGTGCAAAATAAAAATTTAGCACCAAAGGTTGATTTCCGTCCAGATGATTCAGGATCTTCAGTGATAGACGGTAAAGCATACAGAGGCGAAGTAGTAATGAATTGGCTAGGTGGTAAACCAATAACAAAAAAGTCAACTTTTTATAAAGCACCACACGAAGCAATAACATTTGAAGACATTAAACCTTATGTGTCAATGTACAAAGGTGACGATGGCAAAATGGTTTATGACGTGCTAAACAAAGATGAAAAATCTGTATTCAAAACAAATAAAGCCAAAGACGCAATGGCATATTTGAAAAAGAATTTTGACAAATTAAGATACAAAGATGTTAAAGAAGATAAAAAAGATGGTTTTGAATATCCAGAAGACGGAAAGTATGGATATAAAGCAGAAGTAGGAAAAACTGATGCAGATATTACAATTCATGACAGCGAAACAGATGAAATTTTACATATAAAAGATATGCAGAATGTAGATATAGAAGACCAAGAAACACTTGCAATGATTTGGGACGAGAACCACGACGGAGATGAAAGAGCAATCGCGGCAATGAAAACTGCTAGAGATCAAGATGAATCAGAAGAATCAAAACCAGAATTACCAAATGCAACACCTGAAATGGTTGAAGAATTTATCAAAAGTTTCTTTGACTACACAACAAATAAATTTCCAAAAGGTGAAACCGCAATCTTAACTGCTGTTGAGAAAAAGTTTGGAGAAGACCTAATAGGCTCTGCACAGGAGACTATCCACAAGATGACAGCCGGCAACGACCAAGAAATAGAAAAAATTAAAAAATTGGCAGGCGTCAAGTAATTAATCTTACCATTTCCGATTGACTAAATAGTTTTGTTAGTATATAACTTGACAAGTATGCTTGTCTGTGCTATATTAACAATAAGGCACATAATAATAAAAGGCAATATAGGAGGCTAAACATTATGGCAACACTAGCGGAAATAAGAGCGAAACTGAAAGATCAAGAAGTTAAATCAGGTGGCTCTTCAAGAACAGGCGGAGACAACGCCATTTATCCATTCTGGAATCTAAAAGAGGGAGAGCAGGCAACTGTACGATTCCTGCCAGATGGCGATAAAAACAACACTTTTTTCTGGAAAGAACGTTTGATGATCAAACTACCTTTCGCGGGTATAAAAGGTGACACGGATTCAAGACCAGTACAAGTTCAGGTACCATGTATGGAAATGTATGGACAAACTTGTCCAATACTATCTGAAGTCAGAGGTTGGTTTAAAGATCCTAAGTTAGAGGACATGGGAAGAAAATATTGGAAGAAAAGAAGTTACATCTTCCAAGGTTTTGTAAAAGATGATCCACTAAACGAAGAAAATACTCCAGAGAATCCAGTAAGAAGATTTATTATTGGTCCACAAATATTCCAAATAATTAAGGGAGCATTGATGGATCCAGATATGGAAGATCTTCCAACTGATTCTACAAATGGTGTAGACTTCAGAATAATCAAAACAAGTAAAGGCGGATACGCAGACTACTCAACATCTACTTGGTCTAGAAAATCAAGACCGTTATCAGAAGAAGAGAATAAAGCGATTGAAACTAATGGTCTATTTGACCTAAGTGGTTTCCTTCCTAAACAACCTTCAGAAGTTGACGTTAAGGTAATCAAGGAAATGTTTGATGCATCTGTTGATGGCGAAGCATACGACCAAGAAAAATTTGGTTCGTACTTCAGACCAGCAGGTATTAGTGCAAGAACAGGTGATCCAGTAACTCCGAAAGCAGAAACTCCTGCTCCGGAAGTGAAAACAACACCAGTTGCTGAATCTAAACCAGCAGAGGCGACTGCGGCTACAACTGATGATAAATCAGGAAGTAAGGCTGAAGACATCTTGGCGATGATTAGAGCACGACAACAAAAGTAAAGCACATTGGGGGTCCTGTTCGCAGGATCCCCTAACAAAGGGAAAATAAAATGGTAAAGGCATTCGACGCAAGTAAATTTAGAAAGACTTTGACAAAATCCATTACAGGAATGAGTTCAGGGTTTAACGATCCAACAGATTGGATCTCTACAGGTAACTACGCACTAAACTATTTGGTGAGTGGTGATTTCAATAAAGGTATTCC